ACAAGACAAAGAAAAGGTCAATTAGTCCCAAGTGATACTGTTGGTGGGTCAGAGAGATCAGTTGTTCAAAGTTCTTATATAACTGAACCTTATTTTAATGTTCACAATTATACTAAATTAAGAGCAGTTGATTGTTTAATTAAACTTGCTCAAGATTGTATAGCTGATGGTTCTAAGAGTTATATTTATGTTGGTGATGATATGCAACAGATATATGGAACTATTAATGGTACAGAATTTTCTGATTGTGATTTTGAAACATTTGTATCTGATTCAATTAAAGATCAAGAGGTACTTGAGTTTATGAAAAATAACATTCAAGCTGGTCTTCAAAATGATAAAATTATGTTCCATCAAATTGCTGATGTTGTTGGTAGTACAAGTATTTCAGAACTCAAAAATAAAATTAAGCAGGCTGAAGAAGAAAGAATGCAGATGGCTATGGAGCAAGAAAATAATAGAATTGAATCTGAAAATGCGTTTAGGGAGAGAGAGTTTCAGTTAAGGGAAAGAGAGTTGGATTTGAAAGAGTATGAAATTAATCTTAATAGTCAAACTAAATTAGCTGTTGAAGAAATGAAATCATTAGCTTTTGATGAGGGTTCTGCTACTGAAGAAATTACTGGTGTTGCGGATGCTGCTCTTAAACAACAGGAATTAGCTCACAAAAAATATGAATCTGATAAAAAATTATCTCAAGAGAAGGAAATAAAAGAAAAAGAATTAAAGATTAAAGAAAAAGAGATGATGAATAAACAGAAGATTGAGAACCTCAAACTTCAGCAGATCAGAGAACAGAATAAAAATCAAATTGAGCTTGCTAATAAGAAAGCAAAACTTGATGAGAAGATAGCTAATAAAAAGATTGAAATAGAGAAAATAAAAGCTAAGAAGAAACCAGCAACTCCAAAAAAGAAATAAGTTTATGAATTGTGATATTTGTGGTAGCCTTAAAAATGTTGTTGAAGATGAGTGTTTTATCAACAATGAGATAAGAGGACATGTGTGTAGTAATTGCAAGATTATTATTAACATAAGTGAAGAGAATGTTGATTATTTAAATGATATAAAAATATATCTCCTTAAATACCAAAATTCAGTTAATAATAAGTGGGAATTAAAGTTCGGATATATGAAAGAATTCAACAAAAAGCTATAACAGGCTTCAAAAAATTTTCAATTTATGTTAAAAATACTTGCATTTTCTTTCAATATTTTGTATATTTGTAGTTAAATTTAGTAAAAATGAGTGGTTTATTTGGTGATAATAGCGTTGATTTAGGTGGTGGAGAAACTACCAATTTAAACATGAATGATATTCCTCTACCTTTTTCTAAGGTTTCTTTTGATGAATTCATGAGTGATGAGTTCTTTGAAAAACAAAATAAAGAAAAACAGGAATTAGAGGAAGAAAAAAAGAGGATAGAAGCTGAAGAAAAAGCTAAAAAAGGGGATGAGAGTGAAGAAGGTATAGAGGATGAAGGTGAACAAGGGGATGAAACTCAAACTACCGATACTGATGACCCTTATAAAATATTAGCTTCTTTTGCTAAAGAAAACAACCTATTTGACTTCAAAGATGAAGAATATCAAGAGGGTATTAATGGTGAGGAATTTATAGTTAAAAAGTATAATGAAGTTCTTGATAAAAGAGTTTCAGAAACAGTTAAAGAAATTGAAAGTAATTATCCAGATGAAATTAAACACCTCCTTGAAAATTGGAGGGAAGGTGTTCCACTGATGGAAATGATTCAATCTCAAAGTAGAATTCAGGAATTAAGTCAATTATCGAAAGAAGATTTAGATAATAAAGATATTCAAAAACAAATTGTATCTGCTTTTTTATATGAACAAGGGTACAACGATAGTGAAATCTCTAAAAAAATAGAAAGATACGAAGATGCAGACATGTTAAAAGATGAATCAGACATGGCTTATTCTAAGTTAATCATGTTAGAGGAAAAATATCAGGAGAGACTTAAACAAGAAGCAAAAGAAAGACAAGCTAAGGAAAAGGAAAATTTAGAGAAACAGTTAAAGGAAATTGAAACTAAGGTAATGAGTAAGAAAGAACTTTTTACTGGAATTCCTTATACAGATGAAGTTAAAAAGAAAGTTTACGATGCAATGGTAAAACCGATTGCAAAAATTGGAGAAAAACAAATTAATCTTATCACTAAAGCACAAAAAGAAGATCCTGATTTTTGGGAGAAAGTTGCTTATATGGTGGTTAATAAATGGGATATGAGTGTTTTTCAAAAGAAAGCTGCAACTGAACAAGCTCGTAACTTGAAAAAAACTGTTGGTACTAATGATCTTTTAAATTTACAAAATGGTAAAATGAAAAAGAGTTTTAATATCGACAATATCAGAAATGCTGTTAATAAACTAAAAAATAATAAATAAAAATTAAAAAAATTAAATTATGGCGATAGCTCAAGGTTTAAATAATCTTCAGGTAACTGAAGCTCTTAATTGGTCAGGTTTAACAACTGACAATCACTTATATCGAATTCGTGCAAACGATGTTCAATTGGAAAGTGATATTGTAACTCAGATTCATGGAAGATACATGAATAAATTTGGGTTTGAATCTATTTTGAACAAATATCCTGTTAAGTATCTTGATACAGATGGAGATTACAAATGGTATCTTCGTGGAGATATTAATATTTCTGTTCCTGTTTTAAGTTTTTCTGCTCCTGATTCTGCAAAACCAGGTGTAGGAAAAAGTATCTTTTATCTTACTGTTGCAGAAAAAAGATTTGTTTCCTCTGAACATATTTTCTTTGATGATCTGAACCATAGTGTTCGCATCATGGGAGATGGTGAATCTAATGGTTCTGGTGGATGGGTTTATCCTGTTAAACATATGAAACCTTCTATGAGTTACTTTGTTCCTCCTGTACTTATGCAGGCTGGTAAGAAAGTAAACAAAATGTTTAACTCTGATACTAATACTCTTGGTAAAGAATATGGTGGAATTGATTTTACCTCTCAATTTGAGATGAGGAATGTCTTTTCTACAAGATCAAAAAAATATACTGTTCCTGCAAATATGCTGAATAGACCTTTGTTGATTGGTCTTAAATCTTCTGATGGAACTGTTGAAAAAACATGGACCCGTTATCAGGATTTGGAATTTGAATGGCAGTGGAAACAAGAGGGACTTCGACATCTTATTTATTCAGAGTTTAATATGAATAATGATGGTAGTTATGATACTCTTGGTACATCTGGATTCCCAATTAAACAAGGTGCTGGTCTGAGACAACAGATTTCTCCTTCTTATCGAATTTTATATAACTATTTCTCTCTTGATCTTTTAGCGGAAGTTGGTAGAAATTTATCTATTAACATTCTTCCTGAAGATGAAAGACATTTTGTTCTTATGACAGGTGAAAGAGGAATGGAATTGTTCTCAAGAGCAGTTGAAAATAAAATTGCAGTTTTCCATCCGCTTGGAGATGAGAGAAGATTGACAGTTGGTAATGGAATTGATAGTCTTGGATGGGGTGGTCAATACAGACAATATAAAGCATATAATGGTGTTGTTTGGACAGTTGTGCATATGCCTGAATATGACAATCCTCAGATTAACAGAATTCCTCACCCTGAAGGTGGTTATACTGAAAACTATAGGATGACTATTTTCAACATTGGTACTACTAATGGACAACCTAACATTCAAATCATGAAACCTAAAGGTGCTGATAAAAAATGGTATGTTGCTGGAAGTACATCTCCTTTTGGACCTCTTAATGGTGGTGCTGGAGCTTCTAATGTTGATGGTTACGATATTTACAGAAGAGAGACAATTGGAATTATGTTACGCAATCCTTTGAGTGCTTGTGAACTTATTCCTAATGTTTCTGTTATGTACTAATTAAATAAAACAAAATAAATAAAAAATAAATATTAATGGATAATTATAATAGTGGTGTTGATTTAACAGCAGATTCTTTGCTAAAAAGCATTGCTGATGCAAAGAAAGTGCTTAATTCGGTTTCGGGAAATTATACTGTTTATCCTTATGGTGAATCTTGGATTGCAAGTAATACTTTACTAACAAATCCTAAATCTCACGATGGTGCTGTTCTTTTTTCAGATACTTACAGAGGGTTTATGCCTTCAGTTAATTCAGGGGGTGTTTTTAATACTGGATTAACTGATGAGCAAGCAAGGGCTTTTGAGATTATTATGAATCTTAAAATTGGTACTATGTCTCCTTACAATAAGGAATATTGGTCTGATGTTAAGAAAAATTTAATCAAAATTACAAAAGAAGGTTTGAAATTAAATTGTGATACTAATTACAATGACAAATTGACTTTCTTAATTTTAAAAGCTCACTCTTTTCAAAATGGACCTGTAGCTATGAGTACTGTTGAAGCTGAACTTAATCCATTTACTCAGTTCATAGTTAAATCTGATGAAAAGGAAGCAAAAGAAGAGATTAATTTGTTTACATTAAAACGTAAAGCTTTCAGCAGATACGAAAAATCTAGTCTATCTGAATCTAAAGATTTCCTTAAAATTTATAAAAACGGAAAATATCGTGTTAGAGATAATACTAAAAACGAGTTAATTGAAGCTACAATGTCAAAAATTGTAGATACTGATCCTAAAGGTTTTATTGAATTAATTGATTCACAAAACTTTAAAGATTTGGTCTTCGTTGAAAAACTTATTGAAAACGGACTTTTGAAAGTTGTTGGTATAAAGATTCTTACTCCTGAAGGTGATTTAATTGGTCAGGATAAAAACGATGCTGTAAACAATCTAAGAAGTTCTGAATTTCAAGATGTTAAGATTTCTCTTAAATCAAAACTTGAAGAAATATCTAAAAGATAATAACAAATGCCGATTGCAGAAACACATAGAAGATTTTTAGTATCTTTTGATGCTATGGATACTTCATCTGCACCTGAGTTAACTCCAGAGGCAATTGATGTTCTTTTAAATGATTCTCAAGAAGATTTTATTAATGATATTATTAATTCAGGATTAGAAAGAAGTCAAAGTAACAATGATTTTATATCTCATTTGATAAAAACAGATATTATCACAAATTTTACAAATGGAACAAAACCTAATGGGAAGCTCGCTACCCTCCCAACTGATTATAGAAAAATGCTTGTTGAAAGAGCAGAAATAAGTTATCCATCTTGTAAAGTAGTTCTGAATGGTGAATTAAAGAACGGTGAAGAATATGTTGTTGTTGAAGGAGTTATAAATTATTCAAATAACCAATATTCAACTGGTGATAAGTTTTTAGGAACAAACTTAAACAGTTATCATGGAAAAGGTGTAATTAAAAAACTTGAAACTGATATTGTTAAAGTTAAACCTGAAACAAGGGATAGATACATGACTGTTATCAATAATCCTTTTAAAGTACCAAATGAAAAAGAAGTTATTAGACTTTCTAATTCAGATAATCAAAATGAAATAATAACAAATAAGTTTATTTTTCTTAAAAAGTATATCATCGATTACATTAAAAATCCTCGTAAAATGAAGTATGGAAGTAATTATGCCATACCTGATATTGATATTGATTGTGAATTAAGTGTAGAAGCTGAAAACAAGATTATTGAAAAAGCTCTTGTTAAAGCATCTAAAATTTTAAAACAAGAACAATATCAAATTTACAAACAGGAAGAAATTTTAAATACAATAAAATAAATAAAACTAATAATATATTAACTATTAAAAATTAAAAAATTATGTCTTTTTTCTCAGGAATGACCGCTCAAAATGCTATGGATGTTTTGATCGGAAAATCAATATCAAGAACAGCAAATGTTCAAATCTTATCTCCAACTGGTTCTGGTTATATTGCTGATGGTGAAATTTTAGTTCTCGATCAGTTTGATAATCCTTTGACCCCTGGAAGCACTATTGCTGATTCTCCTAAAATCCGAATTGTACAAAGATCAGGTAGTAACCTGAAATATTCTGTCGTAATTGATGGTCAGAATGTTGTTGCTTACAAAGGAATCCCTGCATCTGCTGGTCAGGAGCAAATTCATGTTGTAGGTTATAATGGTACATCAGGTGCTATAAGTACAGTTGCAACTGAAAGGTTGTTTAAAATGACTTATAAGTTTGATGAAAATAAATGGGCTTGCCAACCTATGAGGAGAGTTTATGGAACAAGAGAAACTACTCAACAGGGAATTGCTAATGATATAGCAAGTCAAATTAATTATGAATCTTATCCTGTTTTAATGGGAGAAGGTGCTGGTTCAGCTTGGGTTTCTGCTGAAATTCTTTGTTCTGCTACCTCTGGTGATTCATCTGTACTTGATAATGCTGCTACTCTAACTGTTGTTAAAGGTAGTAAAGTTGCTGTTGCCTCAGTTACTAACCACAATGTTGTTGCTGGTGATTGGATTAGAATAGGTGCTGAAGATACTACAACTTTCCCTGTATATAAAGTTGCAAGTGTATCTGGAGCTAATATTACTTTTACAATGCCTTATCAAGGTGCAAGTGCTACTGTTGCAAATGCTAATACAGGTAGAATTACTGCTGCTACATCTTTAACTTCAGCTTTTGGTATAAAGCTTACTGGACTACCTTTGTCTTTTGGTTTAGCTCCTTATACTGAAATCCCTTTTAATAAAGTTGCTTTTGATGTTCATCTTGGAACAGATTGGGGAACAACTGCTTTAACTAAAACTCAGGAAATGGTTTTTGGAACTGGTTTATATCAACAGGTTTCTAACATGGATTTAATGGGTAGAGTTTTTGCTGGTGTTCAAAGTGTAAATAAGTTTCCTTTGGATTCTGGTTTTGTAACTGATGCTTCTTCTGCTGCTACTTATGATTGTATCTATATCAGATCAACAGATTTAAGCAATGGAACTCCGATTACTGGACCTAACCATTCTATGCATGAAACTTATCTGTTTTTAGTAGATGGTGCTTCTCAGACATCTGATGTTTTAAATCAGCTTGACACTTGGATGAACTCTACTCCTAAAGCATTTGATTCAATTGGTGCTCTTTAATCTTAACTAACAATTTAAATAACAATATTAAAACTATTAAAATTATAAAACTATGTCTAATGTTTTCATGCCTACAAGATGGGCAAAAGTAATCTTTGATACAGCACAAAATGATGCTGCTGGTGTTTCAAATAAAACTATTGCTTCACATCCTCAAGCTGTTTATATTCCTGCTGGTGCAAGAATTCTAAGAGCTTTTTATACTGTAAATACAACCTTTACTTCTGCTACTGATGCTGCTACTATTGCTATTCAAGTAGAAGGAACAGGCGATTTAAAAGCTGCTGTTGCTATTTCTGCTGCTGGAGATGTTTATGATGCTGGTAATCATTCTTGTTTACCTTCAAATTATGCTCTTGATGGAAATGCATTAACAGCTATTGCTGCTGCTGCTGCTTCTGCTGCATCTCATATTACAACTACATCTAAAAAAGCAGTTACCTTTGTAGTTGCTGTAGAAGCTTTAACTGCTGGTAAACTTACTCTTTTCATTGAGTACGTAATATAAAAGTTTTCTTTCATTTTTCTTTTTTCTTAACTCGGCTTCTGATAAAAATCGGGAGCCGTTTTTGTTAGTAGGAAAAGCAAAATATAAAAATTATGTCTGCTAATAAAATAAATACAAACTTAGGTGGTGATTTCTCTATTTGCCAAACAAGTGGTTGTGGTAAATCATTTGATATAACAGATAAATCAGGGGTATATTCCTTTACTTCTAATGTTGAAGGTTGGGGTTCCCCTAATCCTCTTCCATCAAATGTTGAATATTGTACTTTAACTATGATTGATCCTAATGGAGATTCATTTGTTTTTGATTTATATGAACCAAATATTTTTCCTAATATAAATAATTCAGCAAAAAGAGTTAATCATAGTGTTGATTTAATAGATGGAGTATATGAATTTATATATAAAATTCAAGGTTCATCTATTGGTTCAAGTGAGATTTTATGGGAGGTAACAAATAGAAAATATATTTTATTCTCTTGTAATACTCAATGTTGTTCTGATAAATTATTTGCTTCAATTAATTTTTCATCTTCTCCTTGTGGTAGTTCATCTTCAGAAAGTAAATTATCTCTTGTTACAAAAATAAGATTATACCTTGAAGGTGCTCATTATGCTGCTTGTTGTGGGAATGTTGAAAAAGCAAAAAGTTTATTAGCTCAAGCTAAATTTTTATGTTTATCAGAAAACTGCAATGGCTGTAAGTAAAATATGTGATTATTCTGGAGTTGTAGAGTACGGGTACACTAATGTGTATTGTTCTACATTAAGTCAGACTATTGGTTGGAATTTTACAGTTGATGGATTTTTCTGTACTAATCAATCAAATGGTGAAGCTGCTACTTTTTATCTTGGTGAATGTTTTAAATTAGAATATATTTATAAATTTGAATTTAAAGTACAGAATTATGTACAAGGAGATTTAGTTGTTAAGGTTAACGGTGTTGATGTTTTAACAATAGATGATAATGGTACTTTTTCTGCAACTTTAACAGGTTTAAGTGGTACAGTAGAATTAAAATTGCAACCAAATAACTTTAATGGTTGTTTTATATATCAGATATTTAAAACTTCAACTTTAACATCTGATTTTCCTCAATTAGTAGGGATTAGTATAAATGGAGAATATACTACATTAGATACTCCAATTACTTTTGATCCAAATTTAACTGACATAAAAGATTATTTTCAATCTTTAGGTTATACAGTTAATGTTCTTCAAACTCAATTTTATACTCATATACATTTTTCTCAGATAAAAGATGTAATTGATTATATAATCGTAAATCCATCTCAAATAAATGATGATGTAGAAAATAAAATATATTTTGAAGAATTTAATTGTCCTACTTTCCCTTATGGAAGATGGGAGTGTTGTGAGAGTAATTTAGTTTCTCAATTATATAACTCTGAAAAATATAAAAACTCTGATTTATGTATTTTAAATAAAATAAAATATTTATCAGAAGGCATAAAAATACTTCAAAAAAAAGATAGTAATTGTTTATCTGATGAGGAAATGAAATCTATCAGTGATAAACTTGATAGCTTATGTTGTTCTCCTTGTCCTCCAGATAATCAAATATCAAAATTCATTCAGAATCCTCCTCCTACAACTAACAGATGTAGGAAAGTTCAACCTTTTATATTAAGAGGGGTAAATGAAGGTGCTATTTGTTCTGGTTCAACTGTAGTTCTTTATATAGATACATCAGTGTATTATACTGGTTATATTTATTTATGGGAACAATCTACTGATAATGGTGTTACATGGGTAGAGGCTGAAGGTTATCAACCTAATAATAATGTAGGTTTATTTTTTACAAATCAG